TTAACCCTTGATCTTCTAATATTCTTGACTACTGGAGTAATTCCTATTACTTTTTCGCCTACATCTACAGGTACTTCTGCAACATCATCTACTATCATGTTTACACCACGATTAACAACTTCTTGTTGTTCGTAAGCATTTCTATAGTTAGTAGAATTTTCCCGAGTAGATACCATCATACCCTCTTCCCTTGAAATCATGGGTTGAGCTGGGTTTATCTTTTCTTCTCTTCGTGGAATTAGCCTATCGTACCAAGCCATATTTATCTCTCTGTTTCTGTGCCCAACGGGGTTGCTTCTTTGCAGTTATTATTTGGGGTTTTTTCCCGTATATTGAATGTAATTTTAAGTGATGAGTATGACATAATGTTATAGTGTCATCAAAAAGTTCTTTTTTATGATCTTCAATAAACGCATCTCTCAGTCTCATTATTTCTTCAGCTGACTTAATCTTGAGATTGTGTTTTCTAATCCATCGTTCTAACAATTCAGTCAAACTGTAAAAATGATGAAAGTCAAGGTTTTTCTTACTACCACAAATATAGCATTCCGTGCTTTTTCTATACTTAGACTTTGCTTTGTCTCTTACATATTTGACCAAGTCTCTCCTAAGATTCATATTATTCAGCCTTATAAACAATTATACTAAAAAAGAACCTTTTTGTCAAGACATATTTTTTGTTTGGTATGGTCATTTAAAATGTAGTCGCGGTTGTCTGGAATGTATAAAGCGCATATCTAAGAGCGTCAGCCATGTGACTGAATTCATTATGCTTTGGTTTTTCTCTCATTAAGTTAGGGTTTGGATCCCATTGATACTGGTCTAATGCTTTTAGAGCTTCTTCGCTTCTTTGATCTACAACTAGCTTCTGATTATCTACTATAGTAGCTACATGACCTATGCCGTCCAATATAGATTTTTTTGCATTGATTGTGGTTATATCATAATTCTGTGCAAAATCATATCTAGTCTGTTGAGCAGCTGAGTCGATATAGATCCAGTCAATATCCCATCTATCTACTAACTTCCTTATTTCGATAGCGTGTTGCTCTGTCGTACGTTCCGCGTCAAGATATTCGTCCACGAGATAATACTTCTCAGCGTCCCAATCATAAGCCAAAACGCAAAAGGCTGTAGGATCTTTGTACCCGACATCAAGACCTGCGAAAGTATCCATCTCGCTTGTGTCAATTTCCGATAAGTCTGATACACATTTTTCATGATCAAAATTCCATACTTGTCCTTCGTAAACGTTAAAGTCTGCTAAGTATTCTTGATTGAATTCGGCTTCGGACATTGCTTTCTTAGCTTCAATAATGTCTGATTCTGCGTGCCTCGGGTTTTCGTGATAGCTTGCTCTAATTGATATCCATTCTGGGTATTCATTATTATAACCTCTATTATAGAAGTCTGAAAACCAGTTATTTCTTCCTCTAGGAGTAGAAATAAAAATAGCTTTACTATTTGGTTTATCAAGTGTAGGTCTTAGTGCCACATTGAAGGCATCTCTACCATCAACGAGCGCCGCCTCGTCAAAAATTATTAAGTCGTATGATCTACCAACACAAGAATCTACTTGGTTAATTGAACCCATTCTTACAGTCGATCCGTTAGATAGTTCAATTATACGTTCTTTCGCATTGTCTCTTGTAACCTCTAAGTCAAAGTGTTTTATAAGATTTCGTTGCAAGTCAAAAGAAATTTGTGATAATGAGTAGTTAGGCGACATTAATAATATGTTAGTGTTTGGTATAAGAGCCATTAGCTGACCGATTACATTTGATATGTAAGTTTTGCCTTGTCGCCTAGATAAGGCTGCACAAACAAATCTGTATTTAGGATTATTAACTGCGTTAATTAGGGCTGTTTGAGAAGGGATAGGGTCTATATTTAATAAATCTAGATAACCCTTAACAGGTAGTTTTAGATAGCGTATATCAGCATCATAGTCCATAAGACCTTCTGCGGTAACGTCCTTCCTACTTATCTCAAGCATTAGTGAATAGTTCTGCTTTCTTCCATTAGAGTAAGGGGATCAATTAGATGATTGTCTTTGAGAAGGTTATACGCGTGTATATACCCACCACAAAGATCAGCTAATGCCCACTCTTCTTCGGAAAGTGAACTCTCTTTATTTTGTAAGTTTCTTAAGGTGGTAACACAGTTATCAGCGATATACTGCAACCACTCTGCTTTAGATAATCTATCCATAGTATCTACCATTTTACTTTATTCGCCCAATATGCTGCCGACATTTTGCCTTTAGCTATATTCTTTGCGTGTCTTGCCTTGAACGACTTTCTACGCTTCTTTTGAGCAGCAGTTTTAGGCTTTTTGCCTGCTCCTCTGACACCTTGTTGTCCAAATCGAATAGTTTTTGTTTTCTTTCCAACTTTGGCTACAACTACATGGGATTTTGTTCGGTGTCGGGGTGTGCGTTTTGGTTTATTAAAACCAGACACACCCGCTCTTTTCAATTTCCCTTTCTTAGCTTTTTTTCTTGCCACGTTTTTTACCTCTTTTCTTAGGTCGTCCACGTCTCTTGCCGTAAGTTCCTTTTCCGTATGGCATATTTCGCTCCCTTATATGCTTGGTGTATTAAACCGTTATCGTACTCTTGGGTTAACAGGTGTAAGCATTATAGCTGCGTTTGCAGCATATATTACATGATCAGGATCTTTTCTAATTATAATCCTTTCTCCACCCGCTAAAGTTACATTAGATAAAGTAGTTCCGTCAGCCGCTGTTTGTATAGCTACTGCATAGTTTGTACTAGCGGCACTATTAAACAACATTACATACGTAGCTCCACTAACTGTTACTGCAGTTCCGGTTGCTGTAGGTGCTGTAACGGTAACTCCTAAAATTTCTGTTACTTCCATTTTTTTCTCCTAACGCTTTTTGCGTCCTTTTCTGGTTTTCTTATTGGACTGGCGGTATTTAATTGCGCGGAGCCTTCGCTTCGCTGCTTTTTTAGTCCTTGAAACACCAGAAGTATTATCGATTTTCCAACCGCCTTTTATCCTACGAATAGGCACAAGTTACTCTTTTAGAGCTTTCTGTGCTTCTTCTTTAGTATTAAATTTATACAACTTACCATTTATTCGAACTCTGAACTTTCCTCTTCTTTCTTCGATTTCGGGTGCTGTATTAATTATTATGGAGTCCCCATCAGATACTGGATCTGATTTCGGTACTGCCATTTTTGTGTCATATTCTACCATTTAACTCTCCTAAGTCATTGCAACGAAGATTTCTACATCACATGATGCGGTATCTGCGTCTAGTGTTAAACTGTCTACGCTTGACCAACCTGAAAATGCACCACCTGATGTGTTAATTTCAACTTGAGGTCCTTCGTCAGTTCCACCTATTATTATGCTTTGTTTCTTTTCTAATTTAATATATGCTGTATCCGAGCTATCATCTTGTAATCCAATAGTAACAAAATTAGTGTCATCTAAATTGGTGATTCTCATGTAAGAAACATCTGTTCTGATTAATGTTCCAGCTGAAGCAGCAGTACCAAACTTAAGAAAAGTGGTTGCTGTTGTAGTAGCTGTTACGATTTGTTTAAAAACTTCATTTATACTTGCTATTGTAAAGGCGTTAGTCGCTCCTTGATCTTTGCCGTTCAACGATATAGCTTCTGTGACTGTTACAGTCATTGTTGCGGCAGTAAGTGTAGTTGACATTTAATTACTCCTAATTCTTTCGCTCTTCAAATAAGCGATCAACCTTTTGGGAAAGTCTATCTATTGCTTCCATTACTCTGTCCATTACATTGTCCATTTCTTGTCTAGTAACATAGTCTTTGCCGAGTTCTTCTCTGGTTCGGTTTAAAAGTATGTCAATACGTCTAATTTCTCGCACTTGGGCTATTATTATTATAGTCATAGGTGCAACTATTAGTGATAGTATTGCGTTCCATATCATTGTCATTTCCGAATCCATTTTAGTGTCCTTGTATGTGATTGGGTGCGTACACCCTTATTTTTGATTTGTATTATTACTTAAATATTCCTTATTATATCAAATTAGAGATTTGATGTCAAGAAATATTTTTTGGTTGTCATTTGTGTCATAAAATTCGATAAGTATTTATGACACGAGACGTATGTATATACTATTTAAAAATATTTTGAAAACTAGACATCAACTATGTGAATACGTTGTAAGTCTTTCCCTGTAATATTTTCTAAAATTATATATGTTTATATAAATTTGATTAATTAGAAGTTTTGTTTATAATTACTCAACATCATTGAGTGGGTTTTCTAAAATTTCTTGTATTCTTTCTTCAAGATCTGATCTCATATCTCTAATATCTTTGTCCATCTCTTGGAGACGCTCTTGTACTTCTCGTTCCATCTCATAAACGGAGTCTCTGAGCTCTCTTTGTAATTCAGCGGACTCATCTTCGATCTCTTCTACTAAGTCTTCTGCATCATTAGTGTCTTTTTCGATATCTTCGATCTGTTTTTCAAGATCTTCCTTAATAAAGTTAAAAACTGACTCCATACGCTGTACTTCAGCCATTATTACTTGTGGTTGTAGAGCCGAAATCTTCTTTTCCGCATCTATTAGTCTATTATAGAGTTCAAAACCTCCCCATAGACCACCAACTATTGTTCCTAGCAAAGGTATTATTAATAAGAGCTTGCTTCCTCCTACCTTTACTCCTGCATATTCTACTTCAGCCATTTTATTCTCCTTTTTCATATTGACTTCTAATCATTTCTTGTAGTTTCTGTTGTGTCTTGCCAGCCATCATATAGAAACTAAACTTGTTGTCATCTATCTTTTTATTTCGATACATGGTTTTAGATACATACCAATCTTCTTGATCGGTTAGTTGTGCTTGTCCAGTATACTCACTAAATCCTGCTTTGTAACCTATAAAGGCAACTGTAGCTGTTTGATCTACATCAAAACCACCACCCTGTTGTA